CAGTTGGTATGGTGCTGGTTTTATTGACTGGATGGCACGTGGTGCTGATGGTAACTTTGTATTCTGTCACAGAATGCGTAACTCAAACGTAAACACAGAAGCGTTTATGCGTTCAGGTAACTTGCCTGTGCGTTATGAAGTTACAAACGAAGGTGCTACAAACTCATTGAAAACGGCAATGGATTCTGTACAAACTACAATACCATTAAACGAATCTAAGTTCTTCCCAACAAGTGGTACAGTATATATTGACAATGAAATTATTAGCTTCACAGGTAATAATATTGCTACAAATACACTTACAGGTTGTACAAGAGGTACGTTCCTACAGAACTTCCAAGCTGGAGCAACTAGACAGTATACAGCAGGCGCGGCAAGCGGACACGATATTAGAACTGGAGTTATTTTAATTAGTAACACAATTACACCACTTATATCACACTGGGGTTCAGCGTTTATTACAGACGGTATGTTTGATGAAGATAGAGGTTATATCTTCTCATACACAGAAACAGGACTAAACATTAGTACAACTAAACAAACAGCATTCTTACTTAGACTAGCACCAAGTGTGTCTAACGCTATTGTTGGAGACTTAGGTGAAAGAGAACTATTAAACAGAGCGCAGTTGCTTATGCAAGGTTTAGAGATTACATCAGATGGACAAGATCCAACAGACGATTCAAACATTTACGGCGGTATAGTTATTGAGGGTATTTTGAATCCACAGAACTATCCACTTAACCCAAGTGACATTGGTTGGTCAGGATTGTCAGGACTAGCACAAGGTGGACAGCCAAGTTTTGCTCAAGTAGCATCAGGTGGTTCTACTAACTGGAACAGTGGTGATACAGCAACGTATAGTACATCAGCAGTTATGGCTCAGGTTACAACAACAGCACAATTGATGCCATGGTGGTCATTTAGAACAAACAGAAACTATGCTTACTTTACACAAAATAGTTGGGAAGCGGCTAACTTACAAGTTGGTGATGAAGTTAATGCTGACGGAGGAGGAAACGAATTCTTCCCAGGTGGTACTACAATTCAGCAGATTATTGACCAAACAATTTATGGTAGATACTTAGTTTACTTTACACAAAGATCTAATAGTAATAGTGGTAACGGTGCTACGCAAACATTCCAAAAAGGTGGTAACATATCAAATTCTAACTATGCGTTCTTTACAAAAGCAGTTTGGGAGGCAAGTGGAGCAAAAGCAGGTACAGACTTAGGTGACTCGGGTGGAGCGCCAACTAACCAAGGCGATATTACTTTTCCATCTAACACCACTGTATCATACATTGAAGGACCGTTCTTGTTTGGAGCAAGTCTTGAATACTACAAGGTAAACTTCAATAATTCATACAACGGTACAGTTAGTCCAGGAGATGTATTTAACTTTACATTTAGTCAACCTCCATACGCACAGCCAGGAGAAACAGTGTTCTCATTCATTGCTCAACCTGGAGAAAGATCTACATTGGATCTAGGACAGTTGAAAGAACTTACAAATACTACACTAGGTGGTAGAGGTACTTTCCCAAATGGTCCAGACGTACTAGCACTGAACGTTTATAAAACATCAGGTTCAGCTGTTAACGCTAATATTATTATTAAGTGGGGTGAAGCTCAGGCTTAATCTTTTTTAAGGGGTAGTAGTTACAGAATTATCAGCATCATCTTCGGGTGATGCTGTTTCTATTTGTGGCTTAGACTTTTGACTATCACCTGGAGCAATTCGATAATTATCTTCAACACTATCAGGTGTACTTACTTCAGTAACACTACTGCCAGGTTCCATACAAACTAATTGATGCGGCATTAATGGTGGATTTCTCCATGTCATGCCTTCAGTTAATTCTTTTGATTTATATTCAGCAGTATCTGTATCAATATAATTTAATAAGAATCTGCCATTATTAACAAACCAAGTTTCATCTTTTTCTTTATGAAAGTGCATACTAAATTTAGCTCCAACCTTTTCAAATACCATAATCTTTCCACAGTATTGTTCGTTTGTAGCCCAGATTAATTCGTAACCCCAGCCTTTGTCTACTTTACCTTCTAGTCTAGTTGGCACCATTTAAATAATCCTCTATTGTCATCCAGCGTCTAACTGGTATAGTATTATGTAGCTTTGTGTTGTCGGCACAAGTGTATTCTTGATATTGTCCTTTTAGTTTATCTGGCATATCAATGTATTCGATCTTAGCATCATACTTGTCTGCAATAACTTTTGCTATCTCTGCTAAGTTCCTAGCAGTTCCAGTTCCTACATTAAAGATACCACTAGTATCTTGTTTCATCATCATTTCATGGATTCTACAAATGTCGTATACACATACACAATCTCTTTCAAACTTATCACTGTTTTTAAATAATTTAATTACACCGTCTTGACTTGCTTGCTTTTGAAACTTACTAACCAAACTCATTTGGTCGCCTTTATGTCCTTCACCTGGACCGTATACATTAAAGTACCTAAATGATTGTACTAACATACCAAATTCAGATGTATCATTATCTTTTAAAAACTTATCCACTAAGTACTTGCTCCAAGCATAGGGTGTTTGCGGATACACAGGATCTTCCTCGTTAAACGCTGTATTAGAACCGTACACAGCACTTGTACTAGCAAGTTGTATGTTTGTACCCAAATGTTCACAAACTTGTAACAAACGCATTGTAAATTCATAATTTTGTGCCCATACCTTATCAACATCTCTCTCAGTAGTATCTGATATAGCGCCTGTGTGTATTACCCAATCATATGCTTCAACATTAGGTACTACATGTTCTACAAATTCAAATCCTTCAACTTCATGACCTTGATGCTGAAAGTAGTTTGCTAATTGGCTACCAATAAACCCTTTATGTCCTGTTACTAAAATTTTCATTTTTTCATCTTCTCTATAATACTTGTTGTTGATTTACCTTCAACTGTAGGAAAAATTTCAACATTAAATTTTTCATGTCCTACTACAGTCTTTATTATATAGTCACCGCCCTTAATAATCAAGTCCGGATTTAACCAATTCATTAATTCTAAAGGAGTATCTTCTTTAAAAATATGTACTTCGTCTACCCAAGGTAATGCTAGTAACTGTTCTTTACGTAACATATGATTGTTAACAGGTCTATTAGAACCTTTCAAACGTTTTACACTTTCATCACTATTAATACCTACAATAAGTTTATTACCTTTTGACTTAGCATATTCGAGTAATTTTAAATGTCCTGTATGTAGTATGTCAAAAACACCATTTGTAAATATAATAGTTTCTTCTAAGTCAGCTTTTTTAAGAATATATGTACCAGCATGTTTTACACTTTCAGTTGAACCTTGAACGGCAATCTTTATTGCTTTTTCATAGTTATATCCTTTAGTAAGTGCATATACAAAACTTGCTAAAAAACAATCACCAGCACCTGTAACATCTGCTACTTCTAAATTATCAACAGGTACTTCATATCTTTTACCATCAATAGTAGCAACAACTTCTTCGCCGGCATTAGTAGTAATAATATTACCTTGCCAATTGTCAAACTCCAACGATTCAAATTCACTGTAGTTAGGTTTTACTAGCCAAGCACCTTCGTAGAACCACTGATTTTCTTTAGGATCAACAATTACTTTACAATTAAATGTATTAATATGTTTAATAATTTCTCTTGCTTCATCTAATACACCTTTGTTGTAGTCACTTAGTATAACATAATCGTATTGAGAAAAATTAGTTTCTTGTACTCGTTTTAAAACTTCTGTTCCATTTGCTTGTGCGTCATCATCGATACGTGTAATGTAATGCCCGTCGCAGATTATTCTAGTTTTGACACTAACTTCTCCAGGTGTTTCGAACATGTCAACGTTAACACCTAAACTTTTTAAGTTTTCGTATACAAGTCCTGCGCCACCTCTTGTTTCTTTTTCTTCAATATAAGTTATTACAGGCACAGGCGCTTCAGGACTGATACGTGTAGAGGTACCATAAATATATTTGTCGATTATTACATCGCCTATTACTAATACGTTATTCATTTATTAACCTTTTATATATTGGGTATTGTCTGGCAAGTCTTTTGCCATTTGATCAAATTGTTTAATATGATTGATATAAGATGTATCAGCTAACACGTTAGTTGAATTAAATTCAATTTCTTGCCTTGCTATTTCATCTGATAATTGTCCTGTACCTGCTAGTACATAACTCCATAACGGCCAACCCGCAGAACCTTCTTGTTTAGGAAACAATGATGTGTTTGGTACACGATGTTTACAAACACCTCTTATATGCTCAACAAACGGTGTTATAGTAGCACCGCTATTAATATACTTCCAAAACTCTGTATCGTTTCTTCCACATGTATAGTGTGCTACAAGAAAATCTTTCATGTTATCGTATAAGTTGCCGTTTACTTTGTTGTAATTTTCTACTTGTCCTGGATTACATGTTTCTTCAGCAGTTGCTCCTAAGCAACTAAAAATAAAATGTTTTAACTGCATAATAGTAGTATGAATACTAGTTGCTTCGAGAGGTTCAGCAAATGCCGCACATAGTCCTACTGATAATACATTCTTAATCCAAACGTCTTCTTGTCTACCACTATCAAACTTTAGTAGTCTAATTGGATCAACTTTACGTCCGATTGTTTGTTCAAGTTCAGCGTGTGCTTGATCCGGTGTAACAAAGTCATCACAGAATACATAGCCACATCCGCGACGTTCTTTTGTTGGAATTTGCCAGCACCATCCATTATTTTGTGCCCAGGCGTTAGTAACAGGTTCAATCTTTTCATCGTCTTCATACGGTAATAAAAACGGTAATGCGCTATTTACAGGCAAGTTTTCTTTGTAACTTTTCCATTTACCGCCTACTGCTTTCATTAGAACTTGATTAAATCCACTTGCGTCAATAAACATATCACCCTTTACTGTATCACCGTTACTTAACTTTACTGACGATACAAATCCTAAATGACTGTCGATATTAACATGCTCAACTTCGCTATCAATGTGTGTTACTGTACTACAAATCTTCTTAAAATACTGTCCAACTTTATGGGCATCAAAATGATAAGCATGGTTTCCTTCTTGCTCTACAAAACTATTTTTATTATGATGAATTTTATAACCAAGCTCAGTAGCAATGTGTAATAAGTCCTGCTCTCTATATCCTAAAGCATGTTGGAATACAATATCGGCCATATCATTACTAGTAGGAGTACCATCAATTGGTCCAATATAAGACTTAGTTTTGTCTGGTCCCCACCCAATATGTTTGATACCTAGTTTAATTGTAGCATCACACTCTTTAATAAAATCTTGCTCATTACAACCTAAGTTCCACATAATATTTTGTACAACATTAGTAAGTGATCCTGTTGATCCTTCACCTGCTCCAATAATACCAATCTTTGAACTTTCAATACATGTAACGCTATGTTCAGGTCTAATTTTTGAAACCATTAGTGCCGCAAGCCATCCGGCTGTACCGCCACCGACAACTACAATTTTCATTGTAACTTATCTCCTCCTGTACGACCACGATGCCACCAGTCACAACCTAAGTTAGTAGATTCGATAGCATCAGTATGAGGTATACTTGAACGAACACGTACTTCTTCGGCCATATGAAACTCTCTCATCATAAATTCAGTTTCCATAGGATTTAAATAGTTTAGATCTTTATTAACAGGATATCCCATTTGTATTAGCCATAAATGCCAGTTAGGTGGATGAAATAATGTTTTAGACATTACGCTTGTATAAAATTTTCTATTTGGATCTTTCAACCATGCTTCATAATAAAGATGTTTTTCAGATTTTACATGTGTTTCTTTAACAAAATTCCAAAAAGGTGTGTCCCATTTAGTGTCAGCATAATGACTGTTAATAAAGTCAACAGCATCTTCATACCAGTATATCATTTCTTGGTTATACCCGTGAACATCAGCTTCTGAGTAAGCATTGTGAGAGATACGTGCTAATAACTTTTCAAAACCTGTTGTCATACTAGCAAGTCCAGTTGACTCTAGTGGTTCGATAAATCCACCACTTAGTCCAATTGAAACTACATTATTCTCCCAAAAGTTTTTACTATAGTAAGGAACCCAATCAATAACTTTCAAGTCTTCCGGTTTAATTCTTCCGTTCCAGTGATCGCAAAAATATTGTTTCGCTGTATCAATATCTGTAATATCTTTATTAAATACCATGCCACTTCCAAAGCGTGTTTGTGTAGGAATTTTCCAAATCCAGCCATGATCAACAGCAGGACAATCTACATATGGAACACGTTCTTCTTCAATATTTTCATAAGGTACATGACCAGCTACAGCACAATTTGTAAACAATCTACCTTCACCTAACAGTTCTACACGATCAGAATCTTTTAAAATTGAGGCAAAGCCTGTACAATCAACAAATAAATCCGAACTGTGTACGTGTCCGTTTTTAAGTTCAACACTTGTTACATTACTAGATGAATCTCTATTAACACCAACTACGTCACTTTTAATTACATTTACATTTCCATGACAAAACTTTTGTAGTTGTGTTACTAATTTTCCAGCATCAATGTGATATGCTAGTGTTTCAAATGATCCCCACATGTCTACTTTGTTGTTCATTACAGTATTATAAGTGGGTAATGCTGATGTTTTAAAATCTGTATGTTGTTTATTGTGCGCCCATATATCGTATTGTGTACATTGCTTATCAAAGTAACTTCTATTTAAATAAAACGGATGCCAAACACTGCCCTTAGGATCTCTCCAACCAGGAAAATTAATACCTGTTTTATATGTTGTATCAATATTTGGAAACCAATCAGTTAGTTGTAATCCGCACTCTCTTAAAAAATGTGGAAACGTAAGTACTGTTGCTTCACCAACTCCAATAGGATTACCTACTTCTTTATCAATAACTGTTAGTTCAAGATCCCATTTGTTATTCATAAGATATGCCGCACCTAACCAAGCCGCTGATCCACCACCTACAATAGTAATATTCTTAATTTGTTTCATTTTCTAAATATCCAATTAAGTTAAACACTGTTTCCAGTTTAGTTTGATTTGTTTTGCTTTGTAATGTATTACGTAATCCTACATGTAAGGGTTTTGGCCATTTACCAAAACTTACCCATGAATACCCATTGTGTTCTTCATTTAATATTGGTAGGAATTCTTCATTTACAACAACCAAGTATGTATGAAAACTAAACTTTTCGTCTGTACTAATAAATGTTTCTAGAGGAATAGTTTTAGTAATGCTAGGAAGAAAGCCTAGTTCTTCCTCAATTTCTCTTTGTAGCGCAGGCCACGGAAGTTCATCCTTGCCGTTTGTCCCGCCGACTAAGCCCCATACATTTTTCTGTTTACTTTGTGCTCTATGTAATAACAAAAACCGTTTAGTTTTTAATGAATAAAAGAGAGCACCACTACAAATTATCTCTTGGTTCATGCAATTAGTTATGCTATTTGGTGATACGCCAAGAGCCTTTTCGGTATTCGCCCTCGAATGAAAGTATCCATTCTGTACCAGTCCATTTATACTGTACACCAGTATTTAGGTTGGTTATGTAAACTGTAGAAGTATTTGTGTAAGTACTAGCATCAAATACTATATTCCAATCATTACCGTCCCATTCAATAATATCGTTTTCACTAGCATGGAAATCAATATTACTTGACCCTTTCCATGCGTCTGGACCGTCTTCATTACCAGTGTCACCGATTGAATCTAATAGTAGTAATCTCAATCCTGCTGTTTTAGCACCTGTTGGATTATATTTTTTAGGATCGATGATAAAATCTACACTACCTTCATTACCTCTTCCTGCTGGAGAATTTAAATTAGTATTTGTAGGAATTGTATCTTCGTCCCAAGTAATAACAAGTTGTGTTTCGTCTAGAGGATTAATTGTAATAGTTCCGTTAACACTTCCTGCTGTTGATGCTTCACCCGGAAGTACAGTACGCTTTAATTGTAATTGACTTAATCCAGCAACATAATCTTGTGGACGATCTTCAAAGTAATCAGTCCATAATGCTGTACCAATTGAACCTTTGTTCATTAATTGTGCTACATTGTTAAGAACATTAAGATCATAGTTTTCGTAACCACGTACTACCATATTAAGATCAAGTCCGCCTTTTTCTAAATCAGTAGTAGGAAGTACAGTGCCACTGTATGCTGTTAGCTCTGGTGTAGACTCTCCAAGGTTAATTGTACCTTTTGATTCGTCAAAAATACTCATTACAACATTTGTAATAATACCAAGTTTTTTAACTTTAGCAGGCATGTTAATGTATATAGGTGTTGTAAAACTAAGTTGTGCGATATCAATTTCTGATTCTGTACCAATAGGAATACTTCTACTACTAAAACTTGTTCCAGTTAGTTCTACACTAGTTAAACTACTCCAATCAATATAGTTATCTGTAGTTTGTATTTCTAAACTAGGATTAAACAACATTAATAGTTGCTCCATAATTTGTAACTTTTGATCTGTATTAGTTGACCAAATATCTACATTAACACTTAATGTATAAGGACTAGGCATAATACGTTCTACTGTATAGTTCTTACCTTGCGTATTTAAGTATTCGTTGTTGTCTTCGTCGTATGCTCGTTCTCTAATATGAACTTTACTAGTAAATGAACTGTCTGATGTACGTGTTCTATCTTGTTCTAATCCAGTAATATAAACTGCCATGCGAGGCGCACTAGGTATTTTGTTCTCTGAATTATCTCTAAGGATGTGTCCAACTTGACGAGTAATGTCTCCATACATAACAGGTACTTGTGTTATTTTACCGTCACCGTCTTTATATGAGAAGTTGCTAAACAGTCTTACTAACTGTGTAACATAACGTCTAATTTGTCCATCATAAAAATGTTGCATTAATTATCTGCCTTTGGTTTAAGTGCTTGTGAAATACCTTGACGTTCTGGAACAACCTCGCCACTAATTGTACTAGTGTTAGTATTATTAACAAATGTACCTTTTTGTGTTTGTTTTGTAGTTGTATTTGAAAGGTCTTGACGTTCAACTGTTTCCATTTTGACCCACCTTTGGCTATCATATCTAAATAATCTATTAGGCATCATGTCAACACGTAAAAAATAGTCACCTTTTACACTATCTGTAGGAAAAGAAATACCGCTACCAAATGTTTCTCCGTTTGGTGCTAATCCGTCTCCTAATAAATATCCGTCATAGCCATTACGGTCTGGTGTTTGATTAACTCTACTAGCATCTAATTGACCACTTTCAATACTAGCATCAATGTCAGTTTGATCAGTTCTTACAAGTTCTGCTTTTCCATTGTCATCAGTTTGTAGTGTGTAGAAACTACTAGTATCATAACCTGATTTAGGTGCGTCTGCTTCTGCTTGTTGAATAATAGCATTATTAACTTGCATTTCTGTTTCGTATGTACTAAGCACATCGCGTAATGTTTGTGTACTACCTTCTTCTGCTGGTAAATCAAGTATTTCTTTAAATTCTTGCGAGTCAACAATTTGTTTCATTTTTACACGATACAAATGTGGATACCAAGTAGGTGAAAATCCTTCACTTGCTCTGTTTACATCTTCAACTACATAATAACGCTTTAATGCTACACTAAAGTCATTAAGAGCATTTTCGTCTTTTAAATGCGGAAGTTCAATTACATCTCCGGACATAATTTTACGTCCTAATGTTCTAACACTATAATTAATAGGAATTGTCATAAAGATAATATCATTTTGTAAAAACAGTCCAAATTGACTCATATCAAAGTCTACATCTGAAACATTATAAATGCCACGCATTGTATAAATGTCTGGATCGTATTTACGATCTCTGTTTTCCATAAACAGCATATCTTGTATGTTTGTTTCTTTTACAGCATCGTACTGTGGCTGATCAGCCGTAGCAGTAGCATCATCAGGATTTTTAGGTCCTAAATACTTGTGAACGAAGACATCCGTTCCTCCAACTGTAAACATTTCTGTTATAGTCTTATCAAGGAAGGAATAATCTTTTCCCTTTTCGGGTTTGTATAAACTCAATCTCGGCATAGTAATAGTATTTATGTGATGATAAATACTATAGCGGAGAAGAACAAACATGGCCAGTAATATTCAGACAAAAAGACAAGAAGTGTACAAATATATAGAGTTAAATCTAGGCGGAGGCATGATTGATGTCGAACTAGACCCAGAACACTATGAAAGCGCACTTGATACAGCATTAACAAAATTTAGACAGCGTAGTGATAATGCTGTAGAAGAATCATATATATTTCTTCCTACAGTGATTGATCAAAACGATTACATTCTTCCAAATGAAATAATGGAAGTACGTCAAATATTTCGTAGATCAATTGGGTCACGCACAGGTGGCGGCGATGGCGGCACGTTGTTTGAACCATTCAATCTAGCATACACAAATACTTACTTGTTAGCAAGTAGTAACATGGGTGGCCTAGCAACTTATAATGCGTTTGCTGGCTTCCAAGAACTAGTAGGACGTATGTTTGGTTCTTTTATTGAATTTAAATGGAATAGATCAAATAAAAAACTTACAGTATTACAACGTCCAAGAGCAGAAGAAGAATTACTACTTTATGTTTACAATTATAGACCCGACTTTGAATTATTAGAAGACTACATGGCTATACAATGGATCAAAGATTATGCTTTGGCAAAAAGTAAATATATGCTAGGCGAAGCACGTAGTAAGTTTTCTACTATTGCTGGACCACAAGGTGGAACTTCTATGAACGGTGATGCCCTAAAAGCAGAAGCACAATCCGAACTAGAAAAACTTGAAATGGACATTCAAATGGCTGTACCAGGCGGTACAGGCTACGGCTTCACAATCGGCTAAAATAACACTTGACTTCCGATAAATTATAATGTATAATAACATTATAAATTAAGGAATCAGTATGATTATTGGAATATGTGGACTTATTAGTTGCGGTAAAGGTACAGTAGCAGATATATTAGTCGACGATCACAACTTTGAAAAGATTAGTTTTGCGGACAAACTTAAAGATGCTGTATCTTTAATGTTTGATTGGCCACGTGATATGCTTGAAGGCGAAACTCCAGACAGTCGTTACTGGCGTGAGCAAGAAGATTCATTTTGGACAAAAGAAACAGGACGTAGTGTAACTCCGAGACTAGTATTACAAGAGTTTGGTACCGACTGTATGCGTAACGGATTCTATGATGGCATTTGGGTAAGTTTTGTTAAAAAGACTATTATTGATAATCCTGATAAAAATTTTGTTATTCCTGATGTACGCTTTGAGAATGAAGTAGAAGTTATTAAAAGTATGGGTGGCAAAGTATGGTGTGTAAAACGTGGTCCGGATCCTTTATGGTTTAGACAATACCAAGACTTAGGCATTGAACCAACTGATGTACACCCAAGTGAATGGCGTTGGGCTAAAGCTAATTTTGATTTTAATATCTATAATGAAGGTACTATTGACGATCTTAAAAGTCAGGTAAAAGGTCGCCTTGCTTCCACTGAACGCCTTGCTTTTGCTGAATCCTCTGACAATTAGCACATATAGTTTTTAAGTTATTAGGACGACAGTTATTTAAATCACCGTCTATGTGATATACGTTAAACTGTTCTTTATGCTTACTCTTATAATTACACTTCTCGCAAACCTCTTTTTGTCGATATCCAGCTTGATACCATTTAGGTACACCGATGTTTCGACCGCCATTGTGTAAACATTTCTCACATACCCGTCGATAGTAAGTTTTGTTATTCTTTTTATAGTTTATAGCGGCAGGACGTATGCCGCAATCGCATAAAGGTCTCATATTGTATTTACCTCACCTTTTCACCACCTTTTCGATGGGTATTTGTTGTACTCTTTTTTAATAAAGGCATAAATACTTTTAACAGTTGTTATTATGAACACCACAGGAGAAAAATAAAATGGCTTTAGTATCACCAGGAGTACAGGTTAGTGTAATTGACGAAAGTTTCTACACACCAGCAGAACCAGGTACCACTCCAATGCTTTTTGTTGCTTCCAAGCAGGATAAACAAAACGCGGCAGGAACAGGTACAGCAAGAGGAACAACGAAAGCGAACGCAGGCGTTCCTTTCTTAATTACATCACAAAGAGATTTAGCTGATACGTTTGGAGATCCAATTTTCCAAACAGACGCAAGTAACAATCCGGTAAACGGCGGAGAGTTAAATGAATACGGCTTACAGGCTGCATATTCATATTTAGGTGTTAGTAACAGAGCATTCGTAGTAAGAGCAGATATTAATTTATCAGAGATTGAACCTAGTTCAAGTGCTCCTGCGGCAACTCCAGCTAACGGAACATGGTGGTTTGACACTGCCTTAACAAAATACGGAATATTTGAGTGGAACGGCAATGCTGTGACTGTAACTGGTGGCCAGTCATTTACAAATAAAGTACCACTTGTTATTACAAATAAAGTTAACCTAGTTGGAGAACAAAACACAGGTGCTCCAAAAGGGTCAGTAGGTGCTGTAGGAAACTACGCTATTGTAGCAACAACAACTGTTAATAAAGTGTACTACAAAAATAGCTCAGGAGCATGGGTTAAAGTAGGATCAGCAGACTGGGTCAAGAGTTGGCCAACTGTACAAGCAACAGTTTCAAATCCAACATTAACAATAGCACAAACTATTGGTATTAATGGAACAACAGTTGCGGCAACAGGTACAACAGCAACACAAATGGCGTTAGATATTACAGGCGCAGGCATTACAGGTGTATCGGCGGCGGCAGTAGATGGCAAACTATACATTTATAGTGATGGATCATCAACAACTGATGGATCAACAGATGACGATGGTGCTATTGTATTATCAGCAGGCGCATCAGGAACACTACTAGCAGACTTAGGTCTAACAGCAGGTGTTAGTTATGCTCCAGCATTAGAAATTAAACCACATACACAAGTACCTGAGTTTAAAACAGCAGATACAAAAACAAGACCTACAGGAAGTATTTGGTTCAAAACTACAGACGCTAACTTAGGTGTACAAATGAAAGTTAAAATTTTCAACGGTACAACACAGTTATGGGAAGAGAAATCAGCACCAGTTTATAAAACGCATCAAGAAGCAATTTATAACTTAGACAAAACAGGTGGCGGATCTAACTTAGCATTAGCACAGTTATATGTACAAGCACACGTAAGCGAAAATGAAAATGAAGAATTTGATTTTACTATCATGGCTAGAAACGCTTCAGGCGCAACTACTATTACTTCTTCAGCAATTACATCAAGTTCATTAACTGCTCAGTCATATGGTTTCCAAATGGCAGAAAGTGATCCAACAAAAGCTGCAATTCAAACAGGTAAAGCATTAAGTGTAACAGCAACAGGTGCGGCAAGTGACGCAGACTTAATTGCTGACGCAATTAACGCGGCAGGATTTGAAAATATTGTAGCAAGCGTAGACGCAAGTAACAGAGTTGTAATTACACACTCAGCAGGTGGTGAAATCCGCATTAAAGATACAAACAGCTTATTTGCTGGTATTGGTTTTGCGGCTTATAACTACACAACAAAAGCAGGAACAGCAAACTTATATGCGGCTCCAGCAGGTGATGCTACTTATGACTTCCACGCTTCAAATTGGAAAATCTTAACTCAAACAGCAAGCGCAGATGCTCCAACAGCATTAACTACAGACGGTAGACTATGGTATAGTTCAATTGTTGACGAAGTAGACATGATGATACATGATGGCACTACATGGAAAGGTTACGCAAACGTATATCCAGCGGCTGATCCAGAAGGACCAATTGTAAGTGCTACTGAGCCTACACAACAGTCAGATACTACACCACTAGTAACAGGTGATATTTGGGTATCAACAGCAGACTTAGAAAACTATCCACAAGTACACAAATATAACGCAGACTTAGCAAAATGGTTAGCATTAGATGAAGGTGATCAATCTTCAGAAGATGGTATTTTATTTGCTGACGCACGTTATGGTACAACTGGCGGAACAGCAACAGTTGCTCCAGCAGGAACAATTAAGGAATTACTAGTTAGTGATTTCTTAGACACAGACGCTCCTGATCCAGCACTATATCCAAAAGGTATGTTGCTATGGAACCTAAGACGTTCAGGCTTTAATGTTAAGAAGTTCCAACGTAACTTTGTTGACACAACAGCTAAAAACGTTCGTCAAGGTGACGTAAGTCAGGCATTATATTATCCACACAGATGGACTACTGAAAGTGCTAATCAATCAAACGGCGCAGGTAGCTTTGGACGTAAAGCACAACGTAAAGTTATTATTCAAGCTCTACAAGCAATGGTTAACAGTAACCAAGAAATTAGAGATGATGAATCAAGACTGTTTAACGTTATGGCAACTCCAGGGTATCCAGAACTAATTGGTGAAATGGTAAGTCTAAACTACGATAGAGGATTAACAGCATTTGTTGTTGGTGATACTCCGTTTAGATTAACTAGTGATGCTACATCATTAAATAACTGGGGCGCAAACACAGCACTAGCAGTTGAAGACAATGACGAAGGCGCACCAAGTAGAGACGAATACTTAGGTATGTTCTATCCGAGCTTATTTACAAGTGATAACGCAGGTAACAACGTTGTTGTTCCACCAAGTCACGGTATTATTAGAACATTGGCACTAAGCGATCAAGTATCGTTTCCATGGTTTGCTCCAGCAGGAACAAGACGTGGTGGCATTACTAACGCAACAGCGTCAGGCTTTATTGATAACGAAGGCGAATTTAAGTCAATTGCGCTAAACGAAGGACAGCGTGATACACTTTACAGTAATAGTATTAACCCTATTACATTCTTAACAGGAGCAGGACTTGTTAACTTTGGTCAGAAGACTAGAGCAAGAAATGCAAGTGCGTTAGATAGAATTAATGTAGCAAGACTAGTAATTTACTTAAGATCACAACTTAAGAAACTTGCTAAACCTTACATCTTTGAGCCTAACGATAAAATTACAAGAGATGAAATGAAAGCACAAGTAGACAGTTTAATGCTAGAGCTAGTATCGCAAAGAGCATTATATGACTTCTTAGTTGTATGTGATGAAAGCAACAACACGCCAAACAGAATTGATAGAAATGAACTATATGTTGATATTGCTATTGAACCTGTAAAAGCAGTTGAGTTTATTTACATTCCGTTAAGACTTAAAAACACTGGTGAAATTTCAGGACTATAAGTTGATAAATAAAAGTAACAGGAGTATATAATGGCAATTTCAACACTTTCAAAATTAACAGTACCACTAGATAGTAACGCGAGTGCTTCTAATCAGGGCTTGTTAATGCCTAAGCTACAATACCGCTTTAGAGTATCATTAGAAAACTTTGGTGTTTCGAGTCCATCGACTGAGCTTACAAAGCAAGTAATGGACGTAACAAGACCTAACGTAACATTTGAAGATATGACAGTGGATATTTACAACTCCAAAGTCTTTTTAGCTGGTAAACATACATGGGATCCAATTACATTGAACTTACGTGAAGATGTAAGTAACAACGTACAAAAACTAGTTGGCGAACAATTACAGAAACAATTTGATTTCTTCGAACAGTCAAGTGCTGCAAGTGGAGCAGATTATAAGTTTGTAACTAGAATTGAAATCTTAGACGGTGGTAACGGAGCAAACACAGCAGGTGTACTAGAAACATTTGAATTGTATGGTTGTTATCTATCAAGCGCAAATTATAATTCACTAAACTACGCAACATCAGAAGTAGCAACAGTGACTTTAACAATACGTTATGATAACGCTATCCAATCACCACAAGGTACAGGCATTGGCACAGCTATTGGTAGAACAGTTAACACTGCTATCACAGGCGGTGGCGCGGCATAAACAAAATTTAGCATTATAAATTAATAAATTAAGGGGCATTTTTATGTCCCTTTTTTTATGACCGAATTATCTACTCACTTTATTCAATTGGATAAATATTTGCATGAGCTTTTTAAACGGATTTTTAGATAACGTAGCAAGTGGTGCTTTAAGCCCTAAAGGCAATTTAGGTGACTTTGCCCATGCGGCGAGAATGTTTGTTGATGATAATCAAAGATTAGCCCCTAAGGTAAAATTTCTTTATCACGTTACATTTAATATTAACCCTAAGTCTTCTGCAGTTATTCCTCAGTTAGCACAAAAACATATGAACGAAATAGGCATGCTTGTAAAATCAGCACAACTACCAGCGTTTAATATTCAAACAGATGTTATTAACCAATACAACAGAAAAAAAGTAGTACAAAAACGTATAGACTACCAACCAGTTAGTATAACTTTTCATGATGACAACTATGGTGTTACTACAGCATTGTGGGAAGCATACTACAGATACTATTACAGAGATGGTAACTATGCTAAAGTAAATCCTGCGGGAGCACCTGATCCTACAATACCGGAGTATGCGACTAATAAACCAAGTTTTAGTGAACAATACGCTAGTGGTACATTATTTTCAGAAAAACAATACAGATACGGTTTTGATAATGATAGTGCTGAACCTTTTTTTACAAGTATACAAATTTCTCAAATGTCAAGAAAACGTTATACTACAATGACATTAATTAATCCTATTATTAGTCAGTGGCAACACGATACTATGGATTACTCAGCAAGTGACCCTGTTAGCAATTCAATGACTGTTGAATATGAAACAGTACACTATAGCAGAGGTTCAATGAAAAATGGTCCTAAAGGATTCGGTGACGAACATTACGATAAAACACCAAGTCCAAATTCATTAGGTGGCGGCGGAGCATCTAGCTTACTAGGTGTAGGCGGAGTACTAGCAGGTGGCTTTGGTGTTATAGATGACATTACCGGTGGTAAAGCAGATTTTGGTACAGTACTAAGAGCCGCTAATACTATTAAGAACGCAGGAAATTTAGATGCGTCAGGAATTAAAGGCGAACTAATTGGCAAGAGTCTTAACGCACTAGGTAAAGCATCTGGAGTAGATGTAAGTGGTGTAGCAGGACTAGCATTTCCAACAGGTGGAAGCGGTGACTTTAAAACAGCCGCGCTTGCCGCTGGCGTGGTTGGCATAGGTAAACTTATTAATAGTGCTAACCCAGGTGGCGGAGAAACTTCAAAGACATCATCAAGCTCGTCTAGTTCTTCTAGTGGTCCAAGATATACTGACCCTGGATACATAGGGCCTTAGGAGTAATATAAAATGAGTTCAATTGAATTAAATTTACCCCGTAAACCAGATAACTTAGATAGTCAAAGCCAAACTAAAAAGATATTCAACACATTTTACGCTAAACAATTAGCATATCCAAGTAACGAAGTTGATGCTGTTATTGGATTTTTAGAAAACAAAGGGTTTGATAAAGAAGCGGCAAAATCTACGGGAGCAATACTTTTACAACAAGCAAAAATTGACGGTTTAAAAGTATTTGAATTAATAGACACATTAGGTGGCCTTAATAAACTACAATTAAGTTTTACAGTTGCCCAAGTTATTAACTTTAATAGACAACGAATTAGTAGTTTAGGATTTAGAGTTGATAATACTACAACTCCTGTAGAAGCAAGAAACTTAGTAGGTTAGTCCTATGGCCAAGTTTGCTCAAGGCAAATATAATATTAAAAATCCTGACAAATATGTAGGACGTAAAACACCATCATACAGAAGTAGTTGGGAGTTTGCGTTTATGAAATTTTGCGATGAAAATCCGGCAATTCAGGCTTGGGCTAGTGAAGCAGTAAAAATTCCTTATAGAAATCCATTTACCGGTAGACATACAGTATACGTTCCGGACTTCTTTATACAGTATAAAACTAAAAAAGGTAAAAATATGGTTGAACTTATTGAAGTAAAACCAGACAAACAAGTTACAATGGAAAACGCCGGAAACTCAAAACATAATCAAGCACACGTAGCACTAAATATGGCAAAGTGGGAAGCCGCAAGAGCATATGCTAAGTCTAAAGGCATTAATTTTAGAGTTATTACCGAAAAGGATATGTTCCATCAAGGATCACGTACCTAAATAGTTTAGCTAAATATAATAGTAGCATATAATGAGAGACCAATGACCAAGAAATTAGAAGACTTACTTGATTTACCTGATAGCAAGGATATAATCAAAAAAGAACAGAAAAAAGAAAAAAAGGATGTAATACAGCAACAAAATGATACATTGCGAGATATTGCTGAATTTGATAAGATTGCTGGAGCATTACCAGCAGTAAAAGGTCTTGGCGAAAAAGCAGATGAAGAACTTAATGATATAGCACAACGAGCATTAACAGCTTATGATGATCTAATGGACTTAGGCATGAATGTCGAATCACGTTACGCTAGTAGAGTTTTTGAAGTAGCAGGTGGTATGTTAAAAACATCACTAGATGCTAAAGTTGCTAAAATGGACAAGAAATTAAAAATGATTGACCTACAACTTAAAAAAGAGAAAATGGATAAAGACGGCGGTATTGATGACGGTGGCATTGTACAAGGCGAAGGAGCCATCATTACTGACCGCAATAGTCTGCTAGAAAAACTTAAGAATATGGATAAATAATTAATAATAGGGAATGAACATGTTTGAAAAATACCTCGCAGAAGCAAAAAAAGTATATGAATTTAAAATCGGCGTTGCCGGTGAGATGTCAGAAGATTTTACTGACAGTCTAGAAGGGTGCTTACAACGTTATAGTGTAGCGTCAATGAGTCCTGGAAAGAAAACACCAATACAAGAACGTCCATTAGACTTTCCAAAGTTACAAAACATAGAAGTTACTCATTATGAAGTAGCACTAAACTATCCTACTACTCCACAAGTGTTAGGTGAGTACATTGCCCAATGTTGTAACTGTTCACCAGCTAACATTGTTGTTAGATCAGTTAATGATCCAATTGAAGCATATCAAGAACCAAAAGATGATGCTCCATACGAAGCAAGACTTACTAAAGAAGAAATGGAACAAGCTGATCCAAAAGCACAAGACCATGTTGGCGCAAATAGAGTAATGGATCTTTTACAAGAATTAGAGGTTGCTCGCAAATCCAACGAGTATAGCCCAATTGCCGATGTTAAAGCAGGCGATACAACAGACATAACAGACACTGAAGGCACCAAGTCTCCAGTAGGGAGTAAATAATGGATATGAAAAAAATCTTACAAAATATGGATGCCGCATCAGTAGGTAATAAACCTTTCAAAGGCGATACTAACTTTAGCGATATGAAAAATATCTTAGAAGGTTTTGATGCTGTTGAAAAAGGTACTAAACTAACTGAGTCAGTAGATGAAGGATCACTTCCAATGCCAGCGCCTATGGCTCCAGAAATGGACAAAGGCAATCCGGTAACAATGAATATATCATTAAACGCAAGTGGTAAAGATCATGTAGCTGATTTATTAGATATGATGAAAAACGCAGGCTTAGGTAACGCAGGAATGGCAGACAAAGAAATGCCAAAATTATCAATGCCAAAAATAATGACAGGAACACCTGTAGATGATCCAGAAATTCCAGGTAAAGATGATAAGCCAGGTGATATGGATCTTAAAACAGGCGGCTGTGGAATGGAAGACATTGAAGTAAATCCAGAGCTAGGCGATGATGACTTAAATTCATTAAAAGCAAGAGCAGGCCTTGATACAGAAGCATCAGAAGATTATGCTAATGAGCCAGGGGAAGAATATGCTCCATATACTGATATGACAAATCCACCGACTAACGATCTTAATAAGTCGAAAAAATCTTATCCAAAAGTAGCAGGCGGAGATAATCCAATGGCACTAAAAGACAAGATTAAAGAAGAATTAAATTCACATTATAAAAAATATCAAAGCTAATTAATAATATTCAATAGGACCTTCGGGTCCTATTTTTTTGGTTAAATACTAATATGAAGAGTTTAGACGGCGTCCTCACCAAAAAGGCAAATACTAGAGAAAAGTTCTCTGAACAGCAGATCCAAGACATGATGAATTGTATGGATGAGGATTTAGGCTATCTACACTTTGCTAAACATTTTGCTTTTATACAACATCCTGTAAAAGGTAAATTATTATTCGATCCTTATCAGTACCAAGAAAGATTACTAGAATCATATCACCAATTTAGATTTAATATAAACATGTTGCCTAGGCAAACAGGTAAGACAACTACTGCCGCAGTTTATCTTACATGGTATGCTATGTTTCATCCTGATCAAACTATTCTAATCGCCGCACACAAGTACAGTGGTGCCCAAGAAATTATGCAACGTATACGATATGTTTACGAAACATGTCCTGATCATATTAGAGCAGGAGTTACAAGTTATAATAAAGGAAGTATCGAGTTTGAAAACGGATCACGTATTGTTAGTGCTACAACAACAGGTAATACAGGACGTGGTATGTCTATATCATTATTATACTGTGATGAGTTTGCGTTTGTTAACCCAGGAATTGCCGATGAATTTTGGACATCAATATCACCTACACTAGCAACAGGTGGTCGTGCTATTATTACAAGTACACCTAATTCAGACGAAGATACGTTTGCTACTATCTGGAAAGGCTCTCAAAATAAGTTTGACGCACACGGTAATGAACAAGTTTTAGGTGAAAATGGATTTCATGGATTTACATGTAGTTGGGACGAACATCCTGATAGAGACGAAGAATGGAAAGAAACTGAAGTTGGTAGAATTGGCGAAGAAAGATTTAGACGCGAATACGGTTGTGAATTCTTAGTATTTGATGAAACACTTATTAATAGTATCAAGTTGTCATCTATGGAAGGCACAGAGCCTATAATGAACATGGGACAAACACGCTGGTACGCAAAACCATCCCCTGAAGAAAATTATGCTGTGGCATTAGACCCTAGTATGGGTACAGGCGGAGACTATGCCGCAATACAAGTATTTGAACTTCCTAGTTACAAACAAGTTGCTGAATGGCGTCATAACGAAACACCGATCCCACAACAGATTCGTATACTAACAGATATATGTACTCATCTTAAAGAGTCTTGTGGCAATAGCGGTAGCAATATATACTGGAGTGTTGAAAACAATAGTATTGGAGAAGCCGCACTTATTGTTATTAACGATTTTGGAGAAGAAAATATACCCGGACTATTTGTAAGTGAACCTATGCGTAAAGGACATGTACGTAAGTTCCGCAAAGGATTTAATACTACACACGGTACTAAGATTACAGCATGTAGTCGTTTAAAAACTATGGTTGAGAATAATAAACTTGAAATAAACAGTAAAGTATTGATAACCGAACTAAAATCGTTTGTTGCTACAGGAACAAGTTTTAAAGCAAAACCAGGGGGTACAGATGATCTAGTAAGTGCTACTTTACTTGCTTTAAGAATGATGAGTGTACTAAAAGATTGGGATCCACGAATTTATAACACATTTAACCAAACAGAATCGGATTATGAAGACTATGAACCACCAATGCCGATTTTCGTAACAGGCGGCTATTAGGATAAATATTATTATGATAAACCTTGACACAATATCAAATGAACTATTCAACAAAATTAGAGGAAGATTCCCTAGTGTTACAGTTGGTAACGAATCTGCTGAGATTACTAATGATGTAAAAGAAGCAAGATTCTTTGAATTTGATTTTGTACCAGGTAAAAAAGTAAGTATCAACTTAGACAAAGACAGTCTTACTATTATGTATAGCAAAAACTTATTCAGCGAAGGCGAAGATGTTTTAAAAAACAAATGGTTTGATTTTTTAAAAGAAGTAAGAGCATTTTCTAAGAAAAGAATGTTAAATTTTGATACAAGAGATATTACAAAGTCTAACCTAGATAAAAGAGATTATGAATACCTTAGTACGGAGAAACAAATGAGCGAGTCAAAACTATATGGAACTAGTAGAACTAGTTTTCAAAACATTGGATCAGCAAGAATGGTAGTAAAACATTCTGCGCCAATTAACCAAGAATCAGCAACAGGACGTAATACTAGTATTGCTGGAATTTATATCGAAAGCAACGAAGGCGAAAGATTTAAATATCCGTTCAAACACCTTAACGGTGCTAGAGCAATGGCACAACATGTCAGTGAAGGCGGAAAGCCATATGATGACTTCGGTAAACATGTTACTGGACTTTCAGAAGAATTAAACAAACTACGTAAATTTAAGACATACATGAATCGCTCAAGTGTAATGGCTGAAGGTTTATCAGGTTATATGGATGTTGTTAACGACAGATTAAACACAGTTAAAAAGACTATTGAAAATATCCAAAAGCCGTCTAAGTATAAAGAGATGACTGAGAACTTTACTTCTTCCGTACTAGAAGATGTTCCAGAAGATATTGCTACAGACTGGACAGCACAATTAACAATCAAACAGTTCAACGAAGAATTAAAAGATGTATTTCCTTACGTATATAAATTAGTAAGTGAAGCAAACAAAACACAAGAGCTAGGTCCAGATGATTTACTAGGCGAAGGTACTGGAAAACATCTATGCGACGAGTGTGAAGGCAAAGGATGTAAAGAATGTGATAACACAGGCTTTGACAAGTCGAGCATGAAAGGCAAAGAAAAAACTGAAGCTATGGGCAGTGAGTATCATTGTAAAGATTGTGGAGATACAATGCATAATCCTACTACAAACTGCGAACATGATGTACATGACGAAAACGGCGAACATTGGGTTGACGATAATGGCAACGGTATTCATGACGCAGACGAAGGACTTGATCCTGATGAATCATTTGAAACACATTTAGATAGTATTATTTCTAATTCGAAGCACGAAGAAGAACCTAACGTTGAATTAGGGTTTGATGAAGATCAAGCATTTGAAGATTATAAAATGGCGGCGGCTGACTGTGCGTCAAAAGGTGGTAAAGAATTTGAATATCCAGAAGGTTCTGGTAAAATGCATAAATGTACAATGAATAAAGCTACAGCAGATAAAATTTTAGCTGATAGTGATTCAGCACCAGATAGTGAAATAGAACAAAAGAACGATGTCGAACTAGATGAATATGTTAAAAGCATGTACGACTACGTTGAAAATAGTTTTCCGAAAGGAGAAACAGCAGTAATAACATCAGTACAAAAGAAGTATGGTGATAATGCTGTTGAAGAAGCCCAGAAAGTAATGGTAGAATTACTTAAAGGGCAAGACGATGAAATGGCTAGAATTCAGCAATTAGCTGGCGTTTAAACATTTTATCCAAAAAAGGCAAAATAAAGGTTGACTTTTAATAAGTAATAGCGTACAATACATATAGTGCTGTACGTAATTAAGGCACAAAGGGTAACAATGTTGTTACTCAGCACATAGGCATAACATATAGGAGGCATAACTATGGCATCATTAGCAGAAATTAGAGCTAAACTTAAAGAACAAGAAGCAAACACCGGTGGCAATCGATCATCAGGTGGCGACAACGCAATTTACCCATTTTGGAATATGGCAGAAGGACAGAGCTCGACTCTAAGATTCTTGCCAGATGGCGATGAATCAAATACTTTCTTTTGGAAAGAACGTTTGATGATCAAACTTCCATTTAGCGGAGTAAAAGGCGATACTGGATCACGTCCAGTACAAGTACAAGTACCATGTATGGAAATGTATGGCGAAACTTGTAATATCCTAAACGAGGTACGTGGATGGTTTAAAGACGCAAGTCTTGAAGACATGGGTCGTAAGTATTGGAAAAAGCGTTCATACGTATTCCAAGGTTACGTAACTGATAATCCACTATCAGACGATAACACTCCAGAAAATCCAATTAGACGTTTTATCATTGGACCGCAAATCTTTCAAATTATTAAGCAGGCACTTATGGATCCTGATATGGAAGAATTACCAACAGATTATACTGCTGGTGTAGACTTCCGTCTTAATAAAACTTCAAAAGGTGGATACGCAGACTATAGCACAAGTAATTGGGCACGTAGAGAGCGTCCATTAACTGACGTTGAAATGAAAGCTATTGAAACTAATGGTTTGTTTAACTTATCAGACTTCTTACCTAAGAAGCCAGGTGATGTTGAAGTAAAAGTAATGCAAGAAATGTTTGAAGCATCAGTAGATGGTGAAGCATATGATCCAGATCGTTGGAGCAATTACTTTAGACCATCAGGTATGGCGGCAAGAACAGGTGATCCGACAAAGGCGGCAAGTCCACAAGCGACTGCTACTAGTCAGAGCGCACCAGAAGCGGCACCAACACCAGAGGCGGCACCAGTAGCACCTGCTCCAGTAGCAGAAGCAACACCAGCGGCGGCTCCGGCAAATGATGGTAAAGCAGAAGACATCTTGTCAATGATTAGAGCACGTCAATCATAAAATAAAAATAATGTGTAGGGGTGAAATATCCCCTATATTAGCTTTAAACAAGGAGAAACTATGGCTAAATCGTTTGATGTTAGTAAGTTCCGTAAGGACTTAACTAAAAGTATCTCAGGCATGAGTAGCGGCTTTAACGATCCTACAGATTGGATCTCAACAGGCTCATATGCACTTAACTATCTTATTAGTGGAGACTTTCACAGAGGTGTTCCATTAGGTAAGGTAACAGTGTTCGCAGGTGAATCGGGCGCAGGTAAAAGTTACTTTTGTGCCGGTAACATTGTAAAACACGCACAAGATCAAGGTATCTTTGTAGTATTAATTGACTCAGAGAACGCACTTGATGAATCATGGCTACAAGCACTAGACGTTGACACTGGAGAAGATAAACTTCTTAAATTAAACATGTCAATGATTGATGATGTAGCAAAAACTATTAGTACATTTATGGCAGACTATAAAGCAATGAACGAAGAAGATC